GTTAAATCATGTAAGTTTATCCCGTTACGACCAAAAGTTTTTCTATAATTTGCAATTACAAAACGTATTGCCTAAAAAGGCTATCACAAGTAATCAAGCAGAATTATTTAAAAAAGTAGTTAAAAAATATAATACACAATTAAAAAAACAAAATTACGATGCTAATGAGTTATCAGAACTAAGATGGACACTACAAGTCGTTCCTAGTAAGGCAGAATTCACCACTCCATCTATTAATATTGAAAATAATCTAATAATTTTAAAAAGTCCCTACAAACCTTCCTTCGTACAAGAGTTTAGAGAACATTCTGTAATGCAATGGGATCGGGATAATAAACTTTATTATACTGAGTTTGGTCTATACAAACTAAAAATAATTATAGACTGTGTGTGCAAACATTATGACACAGTTATTTTTGATGATAAAATTAAAGAGATTATAAATGGTTTTTCTAGTTTTGATGAATCGCTAATTTGGAATCCTACGTTAGTCAGAATTAATGGCAGATTATATATAGCTGCATTGAATGAAAATTTAGCAGAGGCAGTTAAAGATATACCACTAGAAACTTCGTTAAAAACTTTATCAAAATTAGTATGGTACGGAATAACTATTCATAAAGATTTGTATGCAGAACTAACAAATATATATGAACTTGATGATATCATATTTGCCACATCAAGAGAGGTTAAACACGAAATTTTTGACATTGACGGCTTAACTCATAAATTAAAACTAATAGATTGTGATTTTATGAGCTTTGCTATCTTATATGGTAAAGAAAGTAATGAACATATTGAAAAAATAATTTCACGAACAAATATACCTACTAAAGTGCAACATCGTAAAGATAAGAAGAATGAGTTTGATATTAAAGAATTTAATATGCCTGTGCTTATTAAAATGAACAGCTTTAGTTATTCCGGTTCAGGAAGTGCATTTGCAGCAAAAGTAGTAGAACTAGTAAATTCTAAACCAATAGACCTTAAATGAAACCATGTAAAATAATAATCAAAGATGAGGTAAACTGTAAGATAGAAGGTCTTGAGTTAACCGAACGCAAGAAATTAATGAAGATGTTTGAATACGAGGTACCAGGTGCGAGGTATCTTCCTTCTGTTAAATTAGGTAGATGGAATGGTAAGGTAAGCTACTTTAGCTTAGGTGGCAGCTCCTACATCAATTTATTAGATAAAATTATTCCTGTAGTTGATAGTGCAGGGTATGATATTGAATTAGATGATTTGCGTGAAACAGTTCATAGTTTTAATTTTACTCAAGTGTCCGAGGATACATTTTCTGACAAGACTTGGCCTGTAGGGCATCCGCAAGCAGGTCAGCCTATATTACTTAGAGACTATCAGATTGAAATCATTAATGGCTTTTTAGAGAACCCACAAAGCATACAAGAGGTAGCGACTGGTGCAGGAAAAACATTGATGACTGCTGCACTTAGTAAAAGTATAGAAGAATATGGCCGCAGCATTGTTATCGTTCCTAACAAGTCACTTGTAGTACAAACTGAAGCAGACTACATCAACCTTGGTCTTGACGTGGGTGTATACTTTGGTGACAGAAAAGAATTAGGACACACACATACTATATGTACATGGCAAAGTCTTAATCATCTTATAAAAACTAGAGAAGAATTAACCTCTCAGGAAAAGATTGAATCATTCATGCAGGATTTAATATGCGTAATGATTGACGAGGTACATCAAGCAAAGGCAGACGTACTTAAAACTATGTTGACTGGTATATTTGCGAACGTACCTATTCGTTGGGGATTAACAGGAACGATACCTAAAGAACTGTTCGCAAGTCAATCATTGTTTGTTAGTATAGGCCCTGTAATCAACAAACTTGCAGCAAGTGAATTACAAGACCGAGGCGTGCTAGCAAATTGCCATGTGAACATAGTGCAACTACAGGATCACGTAGAGTTTACGAATTATCAAAGCGAACTAAAGCATTTGCTTGAAGATAAAAAACGATTAGACACAATTGCAGAACTAGCATTAAACATTAAACAGTCGGGTAATACTCTTATATTAGTTGATAGAGTTAATGCTGGTAAGGAACTGTTAGACAGATTGCCTGGTGCTGTGTTTGTTAGCGGTGACACTAAACTCACAGAACGGAAAGAAGAATATGATGACTTTGCAACCAGTGATGACAAAGTAGCTATTGCGACTTATGGTGTTGCTGCTGTAGGTATCAACATTCCACGAATCTTTAATTTGGTTCTTGTAGAGCCTGGTAAGAGTTTTGTTAGGGTCATACAAAGTATTGGGCGAGGTATTCGTAAGGCTGAGGACAAAGACTTCGTTCAAATTTGGGATATAACCAGTTCATGTAAGTTTGCTAAAAGGCACTTAACCAAACGCAAAGAGTTTTATCGTGAGGCTAACTATCCATTCAGTATTGAAAAGTTAGATTATAAATGATACAATGACAGTATGAAAATATTAACCTTAGACAACACAGTTTATAACTTAGAAACGTTACCAGAAGAGATAGACGATCTACGTTTTGCAATTTTGGACAATAGTAATCCAGCAAACGTTGACTATCGGTATATTCCTTTAATTTTTTTAGAAAGCTTTAACAGTCCTGCACTTGTGTTAAGAATTAATGATTGTATAATCAAGATGCCTGTTGAATGGCAAATACTTATAGGAGAACCTGAACTAGGTGACTTAGAAACATTGCCGCTAACAAGTATCAATGATAGAGGCTTTAAAGCATTTGAGTTTAATCCATTGAGTAGTTTTAAACCTACATTCTGTGATATAGAAGTTATGGACATATATCACGATGTAGTTTGGTATGCGCCTAGATTAAAAAACGGACAATTTTTGTGTGTGCCAATTGAAGAAAGTGAAAAGCCTAGATGCGTATATTTCGTAAAAGAGATAAGCCGAAATTGTGAGATTGTTGATTATAAACAGGCGTTCTAATGGCAAAAACTAAAACAGCAACAGACGAAAAATTTACAGATATTGATTTTCCGTTGTTTCAAGCGATTGAAGCATTGGATAGAAAAGACTATGATTTTTTTGATAGGCTGACAGTAGAACAGCAGAAAGGCTTTGTTCCGTTTTTGTTGTTGACCTACATGAGTAACGTGTCTGGAAATAAAAATCTACAAAATTACTACTTGCAAAGTACAGAGTATGCAGCAAACGTTAACATATTCCATGAAAATATAATTAAACATAATAAACTTCAATGGTTAATGCTTTGTGCTATAAGCCCTAATATGGGAAAGCAATATCATAAATGGATACCCCATCTAAAACGAAATTATGCTCTCTTAACAGAAGAAGCTAAATTAAAAGATGTGCAAGATTATTTTGTTAAAGTATACCCTAATACTAATAAAGATTTGATCAATGAAGTGAGTACTGAGTATGTAAAAGTACAAAAACGAAAGGTAAAACTTGGGAAATATTTTCCAAATCTAAAAATTTCAGACATAGAAACTCTAAGTGAACTAATTTCTGATGAACAAATACTTGAGTATGAAAAAGAACACGGAAATTAATTTTGGATGTGAATTTTGCAAGCGTACTTTTATAAGAGAAAGTACGATGCTTAAGCACATCTGCGAGTACAAACATCGTTGGCTTGAGCGTGACCGTCGGGGAAATCAAATAGGCTTTCAAAGCTTTGTTCAGTTTTATAAAAAACATAGTACTGCAAAGAAAGAAAAAACTTATGAAGAATTTATTAAATCTGCTTATTATACAGCCTTCGTAAAGTTTGGTAATTACTGTGTTGACATAAACGCATTAAATGTTTCTAGATTAGTTGAGTATTATTTAAAAGAAAACGTAAAAATTGATAATTGGACCAGCGATATAAACTATAATTCTTATCTGATTGACTATTTAAAAACAGAGGATTACTTAGATGCGGTGCATCGTAGTGTAGAAATTTGCATTGAAAACGCAGAAGAAGAAAAAATACAAAGTAAAGATTACTTGCGTTATGGCAATAGAAATAAAATTTGTCATTTAATAGTTGCAGGAAGAATTAGTCCATGGGTGTTATATCAGAGTGAAAGTGGTACTAAATTTTTAGATGATATTCAAGAAGATTTAATTAAGATTATATATGATTACATTAATCCTGTACAATGGGCAATAAAGTTCAGTAAAGAAACAGACAAGGTTGATGAAGTAAAATCATTACTTAAAGAACTAAAATGGTAAAAGAGAAATATGTTGTTAATGTAAGTGACGTACCTCCTTATCATGTTGTTTTAGTAGACTTTAAATTTTGGTCAGATCATTCAGTTGAATTACATGAATGGTGTGAAAATACTTTGGAACTAGGGGCAAAAGCCTTTCAAGGTTCACTGGTCACATTAAATTCTGCACAAGAATATACATTATTTGAGTTAAGGTGGGGATGAAAGAGATAGTTCTTAAAGAGCGTAACCCAACCGAAATAGTTGACATTGTAAGAGAAATGCGAGAGAACGGTATGGTTCAGGGTAAAGATTTTGACTTTAGATATAACCAAGCAAAGTATAAGGATTGGAGCGGGGACACCGCAGATCCTGAACACACCGTTTTTACTTTCTATACTGAAGCCTGTGCAACTTGGTTTGTGTTAAGGTGGGTATGAAAACTGTGAGAATAGTTTGGAAAGAACATGAATCTAAGCCGTTAGTGTTGTACGCTAATTTGGAGTATACACATGGTGCAATAACTCCTACGGGATTGCGTGAAGAAGATTTAATTCCGGTACAAGAGTGGTGTGAAAAATCCAAATGCGGTGTTAGAATGTCATTTGATATGTTTAAGTTTAAAGACCAAAAAGAGATAACAGCTTTTTTACTTGTTTGGGGGTGAAATGAGTGCATGGATATTTACAAAGGAGAAATAATGGAAGTTATAACAGTTTGGTTATTAATTGTTCAGCTTTGGGATGATCCTCCGCCTACGATGAAATTCATTTATAAAAAAGAATATCCTACGAGAGAAGAATGCTTTGTAGCTAAAGAAGAATGGGAAAAGAAATTTGTTACTTTATGCAGCCCAATAGTAAAGAAAGATCATACTAATGGCAAATGATATTATGATTGACATTGAGAGTTTGGACACAAGCCCGTACTGTGTGATCCTAACTATTGGTGCAGTCAGATTTGATCCTAGAGGTGATGGCATTGTAGAAAAACTAGAACTACGTCCTACATTAGAAGATCAAACTGAACAATACAATAGAATTATTAATGATGATACTATTCGTTGGTGGAGTACACAAAATTCTTCAGCAATGGAAGAAGCAATGGGCGATTGGGGTAGAGAATCACTTAAAGATTGTATGGAAAAGTTATATAGTTTTTGCTGGAACAGAAAAGCAGTATGGAGCCATGGTGCACCATTTGACGTAGTAGTAATGGAAACAGCAATGCGTCAAACATTGACGGATAGACCTAACCCTATTCCGTGGCCTTTCTACACAGTACGTGATACTAGAACATTGTTTGAGATAGCAGGTGTCAGTCTCAAAGATAAAAAATATGGCACCAAAACAACTCACAAAGCCGTAGAAGATGCAGAACATCAAGCATTGGTTGTGCAGGATGCATATAAGAAATTGATGGACAAGGGGTTTGCTTTAAAATGAAATTCAAGTCAGACATTGACATTGATTTTGGTAATCGTGATTTGATATTAGAGCATATTAAATATGTTCCTGCTGCCATGCGTAATGTCACACCTATGCGTAAACACAATACAGGAGTCCATGTTACAGAAGTTCCATATGATGCGCTAAATGATATGGCAAACATTGATTATACTGAAGCCGAAGAACGTGGCTATATAAAATTAGATTTTCTTAACGTACATGTTTACGATCAAATAAAATCAGAGGCAGAATTAATTGAACTAATGAAGGAACCAAACTGGAATCTACTACAAAAAAGAGATTTTGTAGAACAATTAGTTCATTTGGGAAATCATTATAATAATTTACAGAAAATGCCAGAGCCTGTAAATAGTATCCCTAGACTTGCAATGTTTTTGGCCTGTATTAGACCTGCTAAAAAACATCTATTAGGAAAAAATTGGTCTGAAGTATCTAAAACTGTTTGGGATAAAACCGACGACGGGTATAGTTTTAAGAAAAGTCATAGTGTTGCATACGCACATTTAGTGGTCGTACATATGAACTTATTAGAGAGAAATTAATTCATTCTTTGTACTAAAGTAATGCTGCGTCTTTTGGTCTTTTTCTTGCTAAGATCACTTATGCTACAAATAGGTCCATGTATAATTTCTAGACTCTTGTTATTGAATGTACGCAAATATGGTTTAAAAGTAGCCCATTCTACCCTTAAAAACATATTAATTGGAATAAGTCTGTTACTTTCCCACCACCAAATTTCTCCTAATTCTAGAAATTTTTCTCTAAGCTCTGATTCTATAATTGATCCATAATCATACAAAGTAGTAACAACATCATCTCTGTTTTGAATAATTCCAACATAATCCTGACCGGAGTAGGAGCATACTGTAATAAAAGGGTGGTTTTCTGATAATTTCTTAAAAAAGTCGTTTTTCATTTTTTATAATTCTTGGTATATTTATATTAGGATTTTAACCAAAATATTTATTAATAGTGTAAGCTTATTTATAAGAATAAATAAAATAAAGGATTGAGATTGTGTACTCTACATCTGTTTATAATTATACCCCTAGATATCAGGTAGTTTTATACTCTGGACAATCTAATAGGAGATATCAAATCGTGTATGCCAAAACTATAACCCTAAATAAAGGAGTTGATAATAGGATTCAATTCCAATTCCTAAACCAAGAGCAAAAAGCTGTTGATATCACTGGAAAAGAAATAACGTTCAGATTTATAGACTCCAGTGGAGCTGAAGTCCAGTTACAGAAAACAGTAGAAAGTTTTCTTCCATTAACCGGATTGGCAAATCTAACAGTTACCCAATCAGATTTATTTGATATAGATGCTCAGCTAGGAAGTTATAGTTTAGAAATTTCTGATGGTAATCTAAATTTACCTGCTTTCGTTAATAGCGAAGCAGGAGCAAGGGGCGTTTGTCAAATAGCTGATAGTGTATTACCAAAACATCTACCTAGTGTAACAATAACGATACCTTCGCATGGTGAAGTATCAAACACCGGAACAACTTACTATAGCAGTGTTCTAGGTTTATATGGTGCAAAATATTTGACTATCCAAACTAATTTAGCAAACTATTCAGGTAACGTAAATGTATTAGGATCAACAGAGCCTGATTCGGATTGGTATACGATAGAATCACTCAACTTCAATACAAGCAATCTTACAATCGGTACGACCATAGAAGGTTTCCATCCATATATCAAGCTAGAGTTTGTATCTACAGGTGGAAATGTAGATTCTATTTTAGCCAGATAACAATTACCAAACTCTTGCTTTTACAGTAACAATATGCTATAATCATAGTATGTTTGATATCCTATCAATAATTCCTACCCGAAAAAAACTTACTCAAAGTGGTTGGTATAGTTTTAATGCGATATGTTGTGACAAAAGAGGACACAAAGCTGATCGTCGGCATAGGGGAGGAATCAAGTTGGATGGTAATAACTGGACATATAATTGTTTCAACTGCTCATATAGCTGTCATTATGAGTTAGGTAGAAGCTTATCCAAACGTGTACGAGAATTACTTAATTGGTGCGGCGTAGACGAATCACAAATTCAAAGATGGAATTTAGAAAGTTTACAAAACAAGGATTTACTTGATTTTACTAAAAAGTTTACAAGAGAAAAACCAATTGAGTTTGTGCCAAAGCTATTACCTGATAGTGAGCCGCTAGATGACACTAATCCAGAACATATAAAATATGTTCAATATTTAGACAACAGAAAGATAGATTATAAGTCATTCACATTCTACGTTGCACCCTTTGACGAAGGCAGAAATGCAAATAGAATTATAATTCCGTACTATTATAACAATGAGATTGTAGGACACACAAGTAGATTTTTAGATGACAGAACTCCAAAATATATCAATGATCAGCAATCAGGTTACGTGTTTGGGTACGATAGACAACAATCTCACTGGCAAGTGGCTTTGCTTATGGAAGGCATATTTGATGCATTGTGTATTGATGGATTGGCTCTAACTCATAACACAATAAATGATGATCAGGCAAGATTATTGAAACAATTAAATAAGCAAATTATTTTTGTCCCAGATAGAGACAAAACTGGGTTTGAAACATGTGACCGAGCCTTAGAATTAGGATATCAGGTCAGTATACCTAATTGGGATCCCGGTGTAAAAGATGTAAATGATGCAGTAATAAAATATGGTAAACTGGCTACGTTGTTAAGTATAATGCAACATACGACAACAAGTAAAATAAAAATAGAAATGCAAAGGAAGAAGATTGTTAACTGATTATAATATAGATGTTCAAAAATTATTTTTAAGAATGATGGTTAGTAATGGTGAACTGTATACCAGAGTCAGTAACATAATGAATTCTGAAAATTTTGATAAGTCCTTAAGGACAGTTGCAAAATTTTTCAAAGAACATTCAGAAAAATATAACGTATTACCTGATCCTGATCAAATACAAGCTACGTGTTCTATAGAAATTGAACCTATTGCTGAATTATCAACAGGGCACTATGAATGGTTTTTAGATGAATTTGAAAAGTTCACACGCAGACAAGAATTAGAACGTGCAATATTAAAAGCAGCCGATCTACTAGAAAAGGGCAACTACGATCCTGTTGAAAAACTTGTAAAAGATGCAGTGCAAATTAGTATCACAAAAGATATGGGCACTGATTACTTTGCAGATCCACGTGGTAGATTAATGGCACTAAAAAGTAATAATGGACAAATCAGTACTGGTTGGCCTACAATTGATAGTAAACTTTACGGTGGATTTAACCGCGGTGAATTGCAAATTTTTGCAGGTGGCTCAGGATCAGGTAAATCATTGTTCATGCAAAATCTTGCAGTCAATTGGAGTCAAGCAGGATTAAATGGTATCTATGCTACGCTTGAACTTGCCGAGGGCCTATGTTCAATGCGTATAGATAGTATGATGACAGAGACTAGCAGTCGTGATATTTTTAAAAGCATTGACGACATTGAAATGAAAGTCAGAATGTTGGCAAAGAAAGCTGGTAAATTACAAATCAAGTATTTGCCGGCACAGAGTACAGTAAATGACTTACGAGCATATTGTAAAGAGTATGAGATTAAGACTGGTGCAAAGATTGATTTTCTTTGTATTGACTATCTTGATCTCCTTATGCCCGTCAGCGCAAAGGTCAGCCCCTCAGACTTGTTTATTAAAGACAAGTATGTGTCGGAAGAATTGCGTAACTTGTCTAAAGAATTGAACGTGCTGCTAGTTACAGCTAGTCAATTAAATCGTAGTGCAGTGGAAGAAATTGAGTTTGATCATAGTCATATATCAGGTGGTATTTCAAAGATTAACACAGCGGATAATGTATTCGGTATCTTTACAAGTCGCAGTATGCGTGAACGTGGCCAGTATCAGATTCAGCTTATGAAAACACGTAGTAGTTCAGGGGTAGGGACTAAAATTGAACTTGAATTTAATGTAGAAACATTGCGCATAACAGACCCGGGTGAAGATGGACAAAGTGCTAGCGTCAAATATAATAATCCTCAACCTAGTCCCAATGACATTATGTCCAGACTAAAACCCACTGCCAAGTTAAACCCTACACATGAAAGCGAAATGATAGATGAACATGTTCCTAAAGTAGTCGCTGACGTACAAAGTGCTAAATTAAAAGCTATGCTTAATAGTCTTAAAAAGTGATAAATATTAAGGGGAACTCTATTATGGAACGCAAAACTAAAAGTTTATTAGAAGAATTGGAGGCACTTGGAAACAACCGTGACACCAAACATATTATAGAGAGTCGTGCCCATAATATTATCACAAGTGCTATTAACCTTGTGGAAATGATTAATAAGCATTATGATCCTGAAAAAGCTGCTATTCTTGAGAAAAAACTACTTAGTGCAATCAAAAGCAAGGATCAAGAAAGATTTACAAAAAGCATTAGAAAATGAAATTACAGGATGTTCATACCCGTGTAGATGAGGCAGTTTTAGACCTTGTTCAAGGACCCGTTGATCCAAACGGTAACCGAACATCTAGAACGTATAACAAAAATGTTCAGGCTAAAATGAATTTTAGGAACATCTTTGTCAAAAAGATGATCGGAATTCTACAAGGACAGTGGCCTGAAGTAGACAAAAGACAACAGGAATTGCAGCAACAAGCTGAACTAGTTCAACAGCAGATGCAAGCAAAAGTCAACAACTATCAATTTAATAAAAATCCAGCTGCTGCGGAAGCAGAACGATATGCAGCGCAAACTCCTGCTCCCGGCACTGTGCAAGCTGAGTCCTATGACTTTTATAATAAAATGTTTAAAAAAGCATTTTTTGAAGCAGTGGCACCTGCCCAACCTCCTCAAACTGTAAAGCTTACAATGGCTGATTATATTGTAAAAGTAGTGATGCAATATATGCAGGGTGTTGATCTAACACAAAATATGAAGCAGATTACTGACTTAGCTAAAATGATTGAATTTACATACAAGCAAAACGGCGGAGTTCCTGCTTTAAGAAAATTGGGTGATTTGCTATATGACCTAGCGGCCACACGTAAAGCCGAAACCCAACCACCTGAAGAAAAAGAGCCTGAATCACTTGAAGTACAACAAATTCTATATAAATTTCAGCTTTTAGACCCTGCTGAAAAGAAAGAATTGATGGCTCAACTGCAAAAATTGTCCTAAAACAAGCACACAGTTATCCATTTTTTTGTAAAAGGACTAAATAAAAGTAGAGCCTTTGCGCTCACATTTTATAAGGAATAGATATCATGGCATATTTTACAAAAGTACACGGTGATTTTAAACAAGTAATGAACTATGACGCACCTGGTTACACAGTTGGTGCATTAGACGCAATTACTTCAGCAGTTCCAGTTCAACCACAAGGTCCAAAACTAGAATTCTTTACTATCACAGGTAACAGCACACAAGTTTTAGACAATATTTCTACTGTTTTCCAAACAGTTCAGCAACTGGCTACTATTCATATGTACCAGTACACTAATGCAACCGACGATACATTAGCAATCGCTATTTATCCAGTAGGTGCATGGACAACTGTAACATTAGATAATGAATTGTCAAATGCATGGGCAAGTGCAAACGTTTCAGTTGCAGGAAGCGCAACATTCTCAAACTAATTTGAATTAGTTTTAACAAAAGCCCGCAAATTCTGCGGGCTTTTTTACCTCTATAAATAACGTTATGACAAAATTAAGATGTTATACATTGTTTGACATAACAAAAAGCAATGTAATTAACAAAAAAAGTGTGCTTTTTGGATCTGAGGAAGAAAATTTATACTGGCAAAATCGTAGGAACACACAGTGTAACTTAGATACTATTGTTCAGGTTGTTTCTTTAAGGGCCCAACCTGAGGATATAACTGAACCCATAAAACAAGACCTGTATTCGGTAGAACATGATTTTGGCTTTTTTTACAACGATGAAGAAAACTTGTCATACTGGTCTTTTGAGTTTTCTGTAAACTATAAAGGGGTATTTTCTGACGGTGAAGAAGATTTGGGAGCTTTATATTCTGACTGTCAATCTGTTCCAATGATTAAGAGTATTAACGATATTATGCAACTTCCACCTTTTTTAGACATTAGTCCTGAATTACGAAACATATACTTTAGGGTTTTGACAAATGACTGATATTGATTTATACGAAGTTTTTAAAAAGATGCTTGATCAAAATACGGTCAACAGTCTTAAAAAATACATCATTCTTCCTGATCATGACAGTTATCAAGTTTTTGAAAAATATCAAATCAAAAGAACAAAAGTTGGCTTTAAAGTTACTTCAAATACATCTGATAAAGTACACATTTTTTCATCAGCAAAATATGCTCTTGCATACTGTACAATGGACAACAGGAACAAAATAGTAGAAAGTCAGCGTATTTGTTTCTTAGACGATACGTTAGCGTCAATTAAAATTGCACTAAAATTGTACGAAAAGTACAGCAAACAGACTAAATTATTAGACAAAAAACATATCTATTATAACAAAATTGTAGAGAGTAAACTTAAACAGAAGCTAATCGTAAAAGAATTGGATGACTTTTCACTAAAGGCCAAACAGTACCATTTAAGCTCTATCCCCAAAAGTTCCTACAAATAATTTAAATTAAGATAAATACTATATCATCTTTCGGGAAAAACTATGAAACTTACAGAATTTAACCAAAAGCCCTACACAATGGCAAAAAAAGCTCTTAAAGAGAACTTTAATACTGATCTAGCACTTGAAAAATTAGACCTAAGTGCTACCAAAAGCATGTTGGGTAGAGTAAGATCCTTAATGAGTGAAGTTAAGGACAGCGACAGAATGTATTATTCTAGCGAAAATAACCCACAATACCTAAAGCTAGTGTTTATGGAACAAGCACTTTCTGACTACTACAATGAATTAAAAGCACAGCCAAAATACAATGCAAAAATTGTTTTTGAAGATGAGGCAATTGAAGAAGCACAGGTAATATTAGCAGCAAAGGACATGATTGACAGCATTCAGAAAATGATTGAAGATGTTTCTGACATGTTAGTTAAGGAATTGCCTGCTGTTGTAGAAAGTGTTAGCGGAGAAAAGGGTGATGAAGTTGGTGAACAGTTCAATAGTGCTGCAACAGAATCATTAACTGGATTACAGGCTGCATTAACTCAATCTAAAGCAGGATTACAAAGTGCATTGGGTATCGTAAAAGGTGACGGTGCTGGCTTTGCTGGTATGCCTGGAATGGGTATGGCAGGTGGCATGGGTGAACCTGAAATGGGCGGTGAAGTTGACGCTATGGCACAGGATGCAGAAGAATTACCAACACCACCAGAAGATGAAGAAGTACCTGCCCCAAGTATAGGTCGCGGAAAAAGATAATAATGCGTTTATTTGAATTTGTAAACGACGATCCTTTAAGAGTTAAGTTGGTCGCTATAACCGACCAACTTAAAGACCGCTACCAACATTCAAATAAACCAATGTCAGTAGACTCATTCTTGCAATTACTTAATGATAATGATATCAGTGTAGACATAAGTGATTTGAGAGACATGATTTCAAAAGAGCCTTTAGTAAACATCATAGATGATGTTAAAGGCGATGAAGTCTTTTTTAAAGGACAAAAACAGACAGATAAAATGCCAACAAGTCCCGATGAAAAAGAAAAAACTGTAGCAAAAATGGCTCAACGAGCAAGCGACAAATAATGATTACATTAACTGAAACCGCAGCAAAAAAAGTCAAACAAAAAATTGCAAACAGAG